CAATGTAAAACCAGCTCTCTCGGTTGACACTGTTAAATCTGCTGCAGAACCCTGTATGTTGTGTGAGTTTCTTCCTACTGTTAAATTGTTAGTATCAAAAGTACCTGCGTAATCTATTATTGAAATTTCATCACCAATTGATGCTGATCCAGGTAATGTTGCTGTAATAGCTCCTGATGTTGTGTTAACAAAATATCCTTCACCTGCCGCTGCAGTAAAGTTAGAAGTTTTTACTGCTTGCCAAGACGTTCCTCCAGATACTTCAGCAAAAGATAACTGACCAACACCTGTTGTGCCTGATCCAGTCACTGAATCTACTTTTAGAAATCTATCTGCTGTTACGTTACCTGTAGGGAACTTTAATGTGTAAGATTGTGAGGACGAATGCGGCGGGGATTGCAGCTTTATTCCGTGGGAGTTAGACTCGCAGTTAAGTTGTAGAGTTCCTGGGTTTGTATTACCACCAACTTCTACAACACCAGTTCCGTTTGGTGTAGCTGTAATGTTCCCGTTAGCACCATCTGTAATTGTAATCGTACCAGAATTGGTTCCAGAGTTTGTATCTAAAATTAAATCATACGCACCACTTGATGTAATCGTTGGTGCAGCTGATCCAGTTCCAACCACAATTTCACCAGATCCTTTTGGTGCTAAAGCTAAATCTATGTTTGAATCTCCACCTGCTGCGGCTAATTTAGGGTCACCACCTGTAGCAGCGTTTGTAATTTCTAATTGATTTACAGCTGAAGATGTTGTTTGAAATATTAATTGTTCATTTCCGTTTTCATCTCTAATACCATGATCA